GTTAAAACATATGCTAACAATACACAAGGTACTATTGATTATGCTTCAGGTCAAATTACTTTAAATTCTTTGAACATTGCTTCAATTTCAAATATCAGAGGTGCAGCTTCTACAATTTTAGAGATTACAGTTCAACCATCATCTAATGATGTGATACCAGTCAGAGACCAGATTGTAGAAATAGATGTTGCAAATTCTTTAATTACAGTAGAAAAGGATACTTTTGTTGGTGGCTCTGCCGAGGCAGGCGTAGGTTATTCTTCCAGCTCAAGTTATTAATGACTAATGGCAAAATTTAATGACAAAATTTCAACGATACTTAATGGTCAACTACCTGAATTTATAGTTGCTGACCATCCTAAATTTGCTGATTTTCTAAAATCATATTATCAATTATTAGAATCTGCTGAATTACAAATCAAAGATGTTCAGACAACTGTTGGTGTCTTAATTGAAACTGAAACAGGTCAAGAAAATAATATCGTATTCAATGCTACAAGAATTGGTAGTGCTATAACAAACATTGATGAAGGCGATAAAATTCTATTAGAAGAAACTACTTACGGAAAATTTATCGTAGGTGAAACTATAAAAGGGTTAATTTCAGGTGCAGAGGCAAGTGTATTAAGTGAAGACTTAAATAGTAATAGACTTTTCATTTCGTCAAATGACAAATTTAAATCAGATGAAATAGTCGAAGGACAAATTTCTAAAGCTTCTGCTACAATAGTTAATTACAGACCTAATCCTGTAAATAACATTTCAGACCTAGTTAATTTTAGAGACCCCGATAAAGCAATTGAATCATTTTTAAATAATTTTAGAAATGAATTTTTAGCAACACTACCTGAAGTATTAGATAATGAAGTAGATAAAAGAAATCTAATTAAAAACGTTAAGAATATGTACCGTGCTAAAGGTACGGCTGCTGGTCACGAATTATTTTTTAGATTGTTATTTAATGAACAATCAGAAACAATTTATCCTAGAGAACAACTATTAAAAACTTCAGATGGTCAATATGACTCTTTAAAGATTTTAAGAATTATTGAAAAAGTTGGAAACACCGAAGGATTAATTAGTAGAACAATTACAGGTAAAGATTCAAGAGCAACTGCTGTTATTGAAAACTTATCAAGATTTCAAATTGGTGATGAAACGGTAACAGAATTAATTTTAAATCAAGATAGTGTTGTTGGTACTTTTCAAGTAGGTGAAGAAGTTTCTGGTACAGCTTCAAATACAGATGACTATTTTATTAAGGCAGATATTACTGGTATTCCTGGAACAAAAGTTATTACAAATTCAGGTTCATTATATAAAGAATCAGATAATGTAAGTGTATCTGGTGGTGGAGCCGGTGCATTATTTCAAATTTCAGATACAGGTACAGGTAGTGTTGATGAATTAATTATTGATACACCAGGTTCAGGTTATTCTATTGGTGATGTAATTCGTTTCGATAACAAAGGAACCTTTGGTGCAAATGCTTCAGGTTTTGTAAGTATTGTAAATGGTAGTTTAGTTGACCAAAATGGTTCTAAAGCTCCAGCAACTGGTAGTGAAGATAGAATAATTTTAGAAGATGAAACTTGTGCTGGCGATTCATATCAAGGGAATGATATAGTTCAAGAAACACAAACAACTTCACCAGCAGTTCCAGGTTTTGCAAATTCGGCCGATACAACAATAGGTGAAATTGCTAAAGTATTTTTATCAAATGGTGGTAATGGTTATAAAAACACACCTAAACTTTCATTTTATTATATAGATGAAAATGGAAATTCAATTACAGATTCAAATGGTACTGGTGCTATTATTAGAGCATTTGGTACTGATATAGGAAAAGTTAATGCATTAAGAACAGTAGAGTTTGGTAAAAGTTATGAAACAAGTCCAGCACCAACATTATCTTTTTTTAATAATGTATTGATAATTAATATTGCAGGTTCATTTATTGATAATGGCACAGTTACCTTTTCTGGTGGTGCGACAGGAACAATTGTTAATTTAGATAGTGATAGAAATATTTTAAAATTAAAAGATGTTAATGGTTCTATTACAACAAATGAAACAATAACATCAAACACATCTGGAACGGCAAAAGTATCAAAAATAAATTTAGCGTCTGCTACAGTAAATGTGGTTCCTATAATTGATACAGATGGTGAATTTCTTAATGAAGATGGTAAAGTTTCAGAAAGTACAATGAGAGTACAAGATAGTTTATACTATCAAGATTTTTCTTATGTTCTTAAAGTAGGACAATCTATTAACTCTTGGAGAGATTCATTTAAAAAGACTATGCACACAGCAGGTTTTTATTTTACAGGTCAAGTAAACATACAAACAAGATTGAGTGCGAAGACAAAAGCTCCAGTTATTGGTCCAGTTTCAGGTGTTGCAGAAACTCCATTCTTACAAGTTCTTAATACTTTATTTTCAAGTATATTTGGTAGAAGATTAGGAACAATAAGTGATGGTACTACATTAAGAGCAAATGCAAGATTAAAAGGTGCTATTGATTCAGACACAACTACAACGGAACACTTTACAACTAATACTAGAGACTTGACTTTAAGGTCAGATACCAACCTAGATTATTTAAGTAGAGTTAGAAGAGATATTCCAGATAATACACAAACTTATAGTGTTAGACAAGGTCACGCATACGCAGGACCAAGATACGCATTTTTAAATAAAAATATTCAACAAATATTCAAAGGTCCAGGATTTACGGTAGAGGCCTTTAATGATATTAAAATTATTGGTACTAGAACAGGATTAGATGGTCAACCAGCAACTTTTATTGCGACTTCACATCCTGATGGTCAAAATTTAAAAACATATTTTACCATACCTAGTGAATTTGCTTCTAATAAGAACGACTTTTCTAACACAGTAACCAATTTCAGTTCAACAACAGCAACGTTTGATGATACAACACCATAAAATCATTATAAATAGTAGAGAGAATTAATATGGCAAAATTTACAATTAATACAGGTTCAAGTCCGAATGACGGTACAGGCGATAACTTACGTACCGGTGCAACTTATGTAAACAATAACTTTAATGAGTTATATAGTGCAATAGGTAACGGAACCGTTTTAACTCCATACATTGACTTTGCTGACGATACGTCATCAACGTTAAGAACAAATATTGGTAACCCTATTACTATTGAGGGTGGTTTGGGTATTGATACTACTATTACAAGTGGTAAATTTCAAATTAAAGTTAATGCTTCAGTATTGACAGCAACAGCTTCTGCTACATTAACTAACAAAGCAATTTCATTAACTAATAATACTATTACAGGTAATTTAACAGAATTCAACACAGCAATATCTGGAACAGACTTTGCTTCAACTGACCAAGTACAGACAATAACTAATAAGTCTATGAGTGGTGCAGACAACACATTTACAAATATTCCTAATTCTGGTTTATCAAATAGTGGTATTACAATTAGAGATAATACATCTACAACAGATTTCGTACCACTTGGTGAAACTTTATCTATTTTAGGTACAGGTTCAGTATCAAGTTCGGTTACAGGTAATACGGTAACTCTAAACGTATCAAACTTATCTAACTCTGACTTATCAGGTAGTGCAGGTATCTCAAATGCTAATTTAGCAAATTCAAGTATAACAATTGGTAATAGTTCAGTATCTTTAGGTCAAACATTATCATCAGCGGGTAATTTAAATTTAACAGGTTCATCTTCATTATCAGGAACAGGTACAGTTGATACAACTGGTTCAGGCTCTAAAGTTAGAGGTAACTTTTCTAATCAGGCCTCATTCCCTACAGCAACAGACTACTCTGGTTTATTTGCTTTAGATGAAACACAATTAAAACCTTTTGTTGCTACTCAATCAGGTTACATTAATATGTTAACAGAGAATGATTCAGTATCAAGACACGCTGACGTAACCATTACAGGTATTTCTAACGGCAACGTTTTAAAATGGGTATCAGCAAATGGTCGTTTTGAACCGTCAGCTGAATCAGGTGGTGGTGCAAGTGCATTAAACGATTTAACAGATGTAGTAAATAGTTCGCCAACAGCAGGTATGTCATTAGTTTATAATGGCACAAATTGGGTACAAGCGACAACACCAGTTTCACAATTGTTGGTAACATCAAATGGTTCAAGTGCATACTTATTTACAGGTGCAGGTTTTCCTTCTACTTCAGGTGATAATCCAGCATTACACTTGAAAAAAGGTCAAACTTACTATTTTATTAATAACTCTGGTGGTTCACACCCATTCAGAATACAATCAACAACAGGAACCGGTGGTACTGCTTATAATACAGGAGTTACCAATAATGCAGGTGCTTCAGGAGCAATCATATTTCACGTATCTATGGATACTCCAGCAACTCTTTATTATCAATGTACAGCCCACGGCGGTATGAACGGAACAATTAACATAACATAGTGAGAAGTCTTATAAATATTGATTAAGGAAGAAACAAATGCCAGCAATTATAACAAATAAATTTAGAATTCACAACTCCGAACAGTTTTCAGAGTCTTTCTCTGAAGCTTCAGGAAACACGTATTATCTAGGTATTGGTAGACCAACACCATTTAACACTGCTACAAGAGCGGATGGTAGAACAGATAATCAAGGTACAGACGTAATACCTTTAACACCGTCTGATAACAATAATATTGAGTCTCTTACTTATGATGACTTATTAGCAGTTAAAAAAATCACAAATACAGATGTTGCTTTCGTGGCACCTAGAAGAAACTGGACAACTGGCACAACTTACGATATTTACAGACACGACTATGGTGAAAGAATTACTGGTACAACAAACCAACAATCAGCTAATAGTGGAGTTTTCAATTTATATGACGCAAGTTTTTATGTGTTAAACTCGGCAAGAAATGTTTACAAATGTTTAGATAACAATAGTAATGCAATTTCAACAGTAGAACCTACAGGTACAAATACATCAATTATTCTATCAACTGCTGATGGTTACAGATGGAAATATATGTACACACTTTCTGCTTCTGAACAATCAAATTTCTTATCAACAGACTTTATGGCAGTTTCAACAAATTCTTCAGTATCAGGTAATGCTGTTGATGGTTCAATTGACATTATTAAAATTAAAACACCAGGTTCTGGTGGTGCAGACGGCACACATACAGGTATCGCAATTAAAGGTGATGGTACTGGTGGTGTTGTTTCGGTAACTGTGACTTCAGGTGCTGTGACAGCTGTGACTGTGACAAGTGCAGGTTCAGGATATACTTTTGCTACAATTTCAAATGCACAAATCATAGCTGCAGGTGCAACTAATCTTGTTGGTGCAGAATTAGATGTAATCATTCCACCAAAAGGCGGACACGGATTTAATGCAGTAAACGAATCAGGTGCTTTCTTTGTTATGACAAATGTAAGTTTAGAAGGAACAGAATCAGCAAATACTGGTGATGTTACCGTTGCTAATGACTTTAGACGTGTATGTTTAATTAGAGACCCAAAATCAGGTGGTTCAGCTGCAACAGAAACAACATTAAGAGCAACTAAAGCTGTTCAGTTAACAGGTACTTCAGGTACTTTTGCAGTAGATGAAAAAATTTCACAAGCTTCAACTGGTGCAGTTGGTAAAGTAGTAGAATGGGATTCAACTAACTCTATATTATACTATGTACAAACAAAATATAATGATGAAGGCGTTGACGCAAATGGAAATCAAACAGCATTTAGTGGTGCCAATGTAATCACAGGAACAAGTACAGCGACAGGTACTCCAGTTTCTACAAGTGGTACAGTTAACAACGTTGTTATTGCTGGTGGATATTCAGTACCAGAAATTGACCACGATAGTGGTGATGTCTTGTACGTAGAAAACAGAGCGCCAATAACAAGAGCTGCTGACCAGACAGAAAATATTAAATTGATAATTGAGTTTTAAGGGGAATAAAAGACTATGCCAAGTCCAACTGATTTTAACCTTTCGCCCTATTATGATGATTTTGCTGAAAATAAAAAGTTTCATAGAATACTTTTTAGACCAGCATTTGCCGTTCAAGCGAGAGAGTTAACACAATCACAATCTATTTTGCAAAATCAAATAGAAAGGGTTTCTGACCATCTCTTTGAAAATGGTGCAATGGTTATTCCTGGTGAAATAGGTTACGACCTAAATTACTATTCAGTTAAATTAACTTCATTTACAGATTCACAAGCAGTTGGTGTCACATTAGCTGACTTTATCGGTTTGACACTAACAGGACAAACTTCAGGTGTTAAAGCAAAAGTTATTAATCAAACAGCAACAGATGGTACTGACCCTAA